CGGCAGCCTTTACATTCAACTGGAGTGATGTCCCTCTGGAAGGTGTGTCCGTTTCATCGGTACATGACGATGTGCTTAACGCAAGGGAAAAGAAGGTTAAGAGTAAATTGGAGAATCCAATTTTACCCCACCCCGAAAAATGTTTACAAATCCTTTTCATTGAAATAAAAAATTTGAGTGAATAAATGATTTATCGACTCAAAATTAGAGGGATGTCGTCCATTTTTCCGGGACAGATTAAAAAATAAAAAGCGCACCTGATTGAATCAAGTGCGCCATTTCTGAATATATATATCAATCAATGGTTAATAATTCCGTATGTTTCTGCCATCCGTCGAACTTCGTCCTGCATGATATTGTGCAGATGTTCCGGACTTTCTACATATACATCGCATCCCCATTTAAGGAGGATAGGCTTCATGCGCATGTAGTCCTTCACGAATATGCTGACATAGCCGAACTCTTCATCTTCGCGTTCGGTGAGCACTTTCTGTGAATGGTGCAGCGGTTCGCTCAGCATTCTTTGGAACGGTTTCTTCGGGTTACCCGGTGTCTCAACGGTCTTGCGCACTTTCAGAATGACTTCTGTACAGTTCTCTTCACCCATCAGGAATCCTGGTGCATCGAAGGTCACACGATTGAAGAACACCTCGTTGTTATAGTCAAGTCCCAGTTCCTTGGCACTATAATATTTGACAGGATTTTCAAAATCAGTCACATCATGTACACGATGTACAATGAGATTCACCAAGGTATATTCATCCGGCTTATGGAATTCGATGCTGCGGCTCCGTCCGTATATCATCAGCTTATTGCCCACCTTGCGGATATAGTGCGGATGGAATTCCAAATCATCCGGCTTGTCATAGTGAAGAGCCTGGTATGACACTTTCACCGCTTTCTGGCAGATAATGGCATCCGCGAACTTCAGCAGGAGCTCCCGTTCACGTGCCGTCTTCATTTCATAATCCTTTGTAAACTCATAGATGGAACCTTCAATGCAGATAAAGGGTGCGTCTGGCTTTATCTTCGCCTTCATTTTTTTCTCTTCGGCCTTGATTATACCCCTTCTTGCCTTGATTGATTCCGCTTTTTTCTCGTCGTTTTTGGATTTATCAGCCAAGATTCTCTCTTCTTCCAGCTTGATGTTATATTGAGGATTTTCTTCCACGAATGTTGTCCATGCCTTTTCAGCCAGGTCATTGATACGGTTACGGATTGATGACATGGTATTGAAGTCCATTGTACCCTTGATAAATTCGAATACTCCTTTATCAACAGGTAGTTCGCGCATCATTGTACTGACGTATTCAAAATCGGCAAATATGCCGATATAACCTTTATAGTGCAGGCGTTTGTTTATTTTTTTACATATCACTTCCTTGCCTATTTTTTTCAAGGCAGTATTGACCTGTTTTATCAATTCGTATGCTTTATAGTCTGTTGTATAATTGTCCCTTTCTCTTTTCGTGACAATTTCATCTTGTTTTTCCAGGATATAGTCATCTATAATGTCAATCCGTACAAAACCGCCATCTTCAGATTCTATAGTGGAATCTTCCTTCAAGGCTTCTTCAAGAATTTCACAAACAGTTTTATACAATATTCTCGGTGCCAGTCTTTGTTTCTTTGTTTTCTGACTGTCCTTAGGCTTACTATTCATATTTACCTTTACCATGGCATTTGGATTTAAAATTGCTGTCAAAATCTCAATTATCGCAAAGATAGCATATTTATCATAAAAATACCAATATATGCCGAACAAAAGGGGAATAAACATGAAAAGGAGGTGCTCCCTTCGTTCGGAACCCTCCTTTTGCTATCAATCTGTATGAAAGCTATGTATTCTGTTTGAAATATCGGGCAATGTTCTGTTTGGAGAACAGGTGACGTTCCACCAACGTATATGTCTCTTTCTCTTTTGTTGATATCGGCCGTTTCCATTTCAGCCGTTTCTTGACCGTTTCCAAAGATTCCCGTACCACTTCTTCTGCCGTGCAACCCTCCTTGACCTTAAGCCCTCTGCTTATCATCTGCCCGTGCATCATACGGATGAAGTTCTCTTCTTCTTTCTGTTCTGCCACCATCAGCAGCTTTACTTTCTGTAACATGACCACGAACTGATGATACTGTGACCGGTGCAAGCGTGAATTGAGATAATAATCCACATCTTCCATTTTCAGGTCATCGTAGTTGAGTATACCACAAAGTGTCGGGTCTATGTGTATGGAAGTGCGGTTCTTCCTTTTCTGGAATCCCCCTCCCCAGCTGTATGTGTCATTTTCGCCCAGGAATTTGATGATGAACGGATGTGTCGCTTCATACCGTTTGTCATACCCTTTCGGGTTGCTTTTATACAGTGTATAAATACCGTCCGCCGGATAACCGGGAACATTCCAATCATTTGAATAGTAAGTCACGAAATCATTGCGTTCGAACTCGTATCCCGAATGATTATTGCCTCCGTTAACCAGCAGTATGCGTTTACCTTCGCCAAGGTTTGCGTTGAGTTGTTCTGCCCATTCTCTGAATGCAGGTCGTCCGTCACTGAGTGAGCGTGTCCAATCCAGTTCATATAACAGTTCAACCTGTCCCTCCAACCCCTCCATTTTTATCATGCTGCCAGTGAAGTGATGTGGTGCGAACACCTCTGACCTATCAAAAAGCCCTTGTAGGAGAAAAGATACCTTTGTAAACCGTTTGCGGAAGACAGCGGAATCACTTTGGTCCCCCAATGACCGCCATCCCCGCTTTTCTTCTTCCTGTTCTTTCTTGATAATCTCATGATATTCTTCTGCATTAGGAAAGAGCCGGTCTTGCAGTGCTATATGTTCGGATTCAATCCGGTATATGTTCTCACCGTTCCGTATGAGAAACAAAGTCACGTGGTTGTTCTGGTTCATAGTCCAGTTATACCATCTGTCTGATGCGGTATCACCTCTGGTGTATACTTTGTCCCGCCGCCGTGGTCTGATGGCCATGATACTTTTAAGGTCCGGCATCAGAATCTTATAATTATCCCCCTCTATGAGCCATTTGTCAAACGATTCGATTTTCTCCCAATCGAATTCAGGGTCCAGTAGTGCCATCTCCTCGTCCATATATACAACTGCCTGGCGTATGACGACCGGTGTGTCTTCAGAGGCAGGTATGCCTGTTCTGACGGTCACGATATCCTCTTTGATACCTGCATATGTTTCTATGGTCTGTATCACATAGTCCAAACGTTCTATCTGTGTCCTCATCCGCATCATCATACCGTCCATCTTCTTCACACGTTCCATCATGGAGCGATGCATATCGTCCACGATACATTTGGCATGTCTGTGTACCATTTCTGCCACCTCTATAATTTTCTCCGTTTGCCGTTTTAATGCCGCTAAGGTTTGTTTGTCTCCCAAGTGCATCAATTCTGTCCCCGGCTCATCGGACCATTCATTGCCGGATTCTTCGATTTTTTCACCTCCCAGCAACCGCTGTGAAAGCCTGTGCAGTTCTTCCATGGGAACTGTGACCGGTTTATAGTATTGTTTCAAGGAATCCAGTGAAATCCGTCTGGAATCCATTGTCGAAAAATCCGTCAAATTCACTTGTCCTATCCGGAACCATCCGTCCCCTTCATCCTCCACCAGTTGGTATAGTTCCATACCACTGTTTCCATTATAATGGAGATAGGTACCTTTTTCATATCCGTCTTCTTGAATTGGCAAAGAAAGGTCTGCCTTTGTTATCAGATTGCTGTTCATACGTTGATTGTTTATCGGTCAGGGACACCTTATGATACTTAACCTTGTGATGATTCCCTCAATCATCTTAACAAAGGTATGAATTTTAAATGAATTATGCAAGTATAATTGAAGATTTGTTTATTTAAAATATTTGTTATCAGTGTTTTAACAATCTTATATAAATATATTATAATATAATTATATATAAATGAAAAGCGAATTTATCATAGCAGATATATAATCCACTCATGTCATTTCTTTCAACCCATTTGATGTGATTTTGTAGAGCAGGTGGTTATATTAGGTTAGGAATTGCCCTGTTATATGTTATAAGTTGATTGTTTTCATTATTAAAGTGCTGTAAAGTTGTTGAAAACCAATAAGATATAAAAAATCATTAAAGTGCGTCAAATACGATAACCCCTTAATGTACAGCTTCTTATTGTCCCCTATTGTTGAATGCTGAATTTGAGTTTTCCCATCAACTTCCCTGTCATGTTCATGCCCTGAGAATCCCCTTTCCGGGGGTAGTAAGAGATGTACTCCCCCGTTCGGGGGGAAATGAATTCTATCGATGTACTGCTGATTTTCGTAGCTCCTTGTGCTCTAGCTCCTTATGGAAATATCGTTCAGCAAGCGATTTAAGATATTCATTGTGACCAATCATCATCTTGTCCATTCCTTTTAGGGGTTTACCCAATTGCTGTATCCCATCAATCTTACATCTGATATGAGGAATATCCCCTTTTCCCCGGTATACGGTTATCTCACTGAGCCGTTCATGGTCCGCTGTATGAGCTATGGGTGGGCCCACCTCAAGCGGTGTACTGACAGCCAAGTCATAAAGTATCCGGTCCGTTATATCATCTATTGATGTAAACTGCTTAAGGTCAAACAGATGTTTTCCCACCCATGACCAGAATTTTTCCAAACTTTGGCGAATGGATGACATTACATCCACAGGATTCACCTTCTCAAGCTCCACCAATTTTTGAGCGTTCGCCTTACCGCTAATATGTGCCAATACTTCTGATGCGACGGCATCTTCATTCTCCCGGATATCAGAATAAACGGGGCTATGAATGATTTCCCCCCAAACAGGGGAGTCTCTGAGCAGATTCTTGACGCTTTCCCATCCTTCACGATTACCGTTCTTCATGGCCAATGCCCATACATGCGTATACTCGTGCAGCAGGGTTTCAGGTTTCAGCCCTTCGGGAGTAAGATAGATATGGTCATCCAAAGCCAATCCCAACACCTTGCCGTTTGTGTCGAACATAAACAGCGGCTGGCCTTGTCTGACAGCCTCCTTCATCAATGGTGTCACCGTCACCATGTGCCAGCGTCCCAACTGTGGTATGTTGGTTTCTTCTACTTGCATCCCCCATTTTTTCCCGTATTTATTCATGAATGCAGGCAATATCTCATCATAGAATGCCCTCATGCCTTCGATGTTCATCACATAGCCCGTTTCAGATGGAGAGAGCGTGACCGTCCTGTCGGATGACAGAATGCGTCCGGCCAATCTCTTCCCTATCACATCGCTGAGCCTGGCCTTCTTGTAATCCGCATTATCCGCATCCATGATGGTCCCGTCTGCAGTCACCTTCAGTTTTATATCACCGGAAGAGGTGGTCAGCCGCACTTCATACCCTTCTATCCGGTCTCTTGCCAGCGATTCATAGGCCGTACCACCCCTGTACGGCATGGCTTTCAGTCCGTTCAGGGATGTACCCAGTCTGTATCGGTCCCCCTGTTGTTCACCTGTTGTCCAGGCTATGTTGTCAAAACCGTTTTCAGCTGCATATATCAGCATGCGCTTCATGCACAGTTCGTGCCAGTTCTTCTCGAACGGTGCCGGTGGCGGTATCTCCTGTTGTTTCTGGTAAAGGCTGTATGCCCGGTTGAAATTCTCTTTCAGCAATTCATGTTGTTGCCGTTCTTCATCGGTCAGCTCGTTTGATTTCAGTTCAAATCCGAATTTTTTCCCGTATTTGCGTGCCATATCCTCTTGAAAGCTGTTCAACATCTTGCTTTGGAGGTAATAGTCAAGCATTGCCTTTTCATGTACATTTTCATCCCGGTATCCGTGTTCCCGTCCCTCCTGATGGCGGTTTGACTGAATCTCGTCAATGAACAGGATTTTCTGGGGTATTCGACGGGATATTTGGCTGTCCATGTATTCATCGGCTGCTTCATCCAGGCTGTCATGCATACTGCTCCGTCCTGTCATTATGTTATAGAGTGAAAAGCCCCTACCTGTTTCAGTAATCATGGCCTTCTCATGAGTGAAGTCCCATTGTCCTGTGGTGTATATATGCCTGTCCGTGCCTGCATTCTTTCTGCACTCCCATGCTTCTGGCCCCGGCCATGTACGTGCCAATTCCCATTTCTCCTGCATGGTCGGTTTCCGTCCGATGGTCTTTTCGCCGAATCGTACCCATGCGATGCATTGCCCGCCTTGTAGCATGCCCACCTCACCGAAATGAATTGCGTCATCGTCTTGCCATGATGTAATGCCATCCACATAGAATGCCAGTTCGTGATAGTTGTCCAAACCTTCGGTCACATTGCTCAATCGTGTGCTCTGTATGGCGTTGACACCTGTATAAAAGGCGGCCACGTCGTCATTATCTACCCGCAGCTTTCCGTCCCAATGCGAAAAACCCGTATTGAAATCATCACCGTATCTCTCCACCATCTCCTGAAAAGCCCTTTCGGCTAGCACCTCCGAGTCATTCTTTTCAGAATCCGGTAGCATTTCGTCCAAAATCTTCTGGAACTCCTGTTGGAGTTCAGCAAACCGGGGAGTCTTTTCCGGTACATGATACTCGACTTCTCCAATTCTGATACGGTGGTTGTCGATATACTGTATCAGTTCATTTCTGGTGAGTGTCTTCTCCTTGCTCCCTTTCAACCATTCCGACAGTCCTGTCCACCGGTCCTCACCCGCCTTGATGCCTCCTGCTTTCTGTAGCATGGCGAGCCATTGTACGGGTGTAGCCTTTTCTTGTCTGATATTCTCAAGTGCATAGCGGACGTTCGAGTAGAAGGATGTCAACCCCAGCGACACTTGTTTCTCGAAACGTGGGTTCTGGAACCGTTCAACTGTTTCAGCCATCCGTTTCCAGTCCAGTGTCTTTTCTGTTCCCGCCTGTTTCCTGTTCTGTTCCAGTAAATCGAGAATCTGCCGTTTGTCTATATACAGTGCTTTGCCCGGTATCTGTAACAGGGTCATCCAATATTTCTCGTCCCCTTTCTTAAATGGATATATGTGGTCGATGACCACTTCTGCCTCATTATTGTCAGTTATAGGTTTATTATCGACTTTCAGCATCAAGGGATTCTCCGGCCTGTCCAGGCAGACCAGAACGGAGTGTTGTCCCTGTTGTTCTTCCAACCGGAAGATGGCTGCCGGGTTACGCATAGCCTCTATCAGTCCGTTCAGACAATCCGTCACCCGTCTGTTATCATGCCGTTGAAGCAGCTCTTCTACGGTTTCCGCCTTCAAACGGATGGGAACATTGCTGATTCCCGCTGTCAGCCAGGAGCGGTCCGGTGAGCCTAAGTTATAGACATGTCCTTTGGGCAGCCTGCCTTTTATCTGGAGTCCCAATTGTTGGCGCAGCCGGGCTCCCAACCGTACCTGCTCATCGATGGAATAAAGTCCGACAGCCCTATTGGCCTGTTCGGGCGACCATATATGCAGCGTTATACCCGCTTTCTGTAAAGCATCCTTAATCTGTAAAACCAAGTTGTCACTCATGAGAATTCCTGTTTCCTGTTTTAAAAAAGGGCATCCATAAGGATGCCGCTCCATCGGTTAACGTGCAATACCTGCAACCCGTCCCATGTCCGTCTGCAAGGCCTTGCCATAATATTTTTCCGCCAGCTGGTACCGGTCCAGCGCCCCCATTTCCCATGATGTATAGTCCTGTTCCTTCAACGGTTGTCCCAATTGCTGTACCCCATCAATACAGCACCGTATGAAATGGTCCATTCCTGAGCGGTTGGCGTAGATACGCACTTGTGAGAGTCTCGGATGCCTGATGTCCAGGTCCTCCTCCCTTTTCCGGTTCTGAATCTGTTTCTGTTCGTCACCGACCTTGGTGGCCTTTTCCATTCTTTCCACTCCGGCCACTACCGTTTCGACTGTTTTCTTGACTGCTTCGGAATGCATGACGGCTTTCATGTCCCTGCCGGTCTCTTGAATGAATACTTTCCCTGCCTTCAGGGATTCTGCCTTATTGCCTTTAAGGAAGCCCCCCATGGCAATAAGGGTATCAGGTGTCCTGTTCTTCAGGTTCTTTATTGATGGCCAGATACCTGTCTTTACAAATAAGAAATTACCAAGGGCCTTGAGGTCTGATGTTATGGGTCTTGCCGCTACGCGTGCTTTTGTGCCATCTGCCCTCAGCAGCTGTCCTCCTACGTCATATAGGCTCAGCAAATAACTCCTTGCTTTACCTATGATGTCTTCCAGGTGCAGGAAATCCACTGTTTTCCCAACCAGTTTCTCTCCATAGTCCACCCCTTTGGCAAACTCCTTATAGGCGCCGATGTTGTCATCGCTCCATGCCAGGTTTATGATGTCTGCTATCCATGCGGAGAACTTGACTGTATTCTGATAGAGATTCTTGCCAATACTGGTCAGGGCCGACTGTAATCGTCCGGTATAAGACAAGTTGTTGTCCCCCTGTTGCTTACCCTCTCCGTGCGAATAGTCAGCCGCATCTTTCGCTTCTTGATTCCCTGCTGTTTCCCTATTTAATATCCAAGGATTATACTTGGCAACCAAACTTTCTGCGGTAATGATGCCATCTCGCACTTTGGCGGCGTCTGCCGGCGTAATGCGAGTCCCTTCTTTCTCTATGCCGCCAATGGAATAGAAGAGGAAGTCCGCCTTCAGTTTCTCATCATACCAGGTATGCGCGTCCTGGATTTTAAGGTTGGATTGATTGTTTGCCATAACTTATTTTTTATTCTTTGTCGGCGAAAATAAATTGTTGTTGTCCTGATTTCCGGGACAACCATTTAAAATGCGGAAACTCTGAACGAAAGTTCATGTGGGGAATCTTAATGCTGTCAAAATAGAAAACTGCCGGGCTTCACAGTCTGGCAGTTATCAAAATAATGTTTAACAATTCAACAATAACAATCATCACAATTGTTACTGTGCACAAATATAAAGAAGTACTGTCCCTAATTCCGGGACAAATCAAATAATCTGAAAACGAATGTGGACATATCTCTTTTCAAAAACAGAACGATGTATATAACTTTATGAGACATTGTCACTGGATTTATTTTTGATATATCATAAATTCTACAATATATTGTGGAATTTATGTTTGCAGATTCAAAAAAACATTGTATTTTTGCAGAAACCACAATATATTGTAGAATGAGTACCTTGGAAGAAAATATCAGGACCCGACGCAAGTTCCTGAAGATAACCCAGGAGGAACTGGCGGAAATCGCCGGTGTGGGGGTGAACACCCTTATCAAGCTGGAACGTGGTGAGGGTAACCCTACCCTTTCCGTCATCCGGAAAGTGCTTGATGTTCTCGGACTGGACATTTGTACAACCATAAAGAAGAATGAATCATGAGAAAGGCAGAAGTGTATGTAAACAAAGTGCTGGCCGGGATATTGACGGAAGTTTCACCGTCAGAATACGTGTTCCGTTATGATGATACGTATTTTGCAGACAAGGGTTGCCCGGCTGTAAGCCTTACGTTGGGAAAGGCTGTACAAGAGTACCGTTCGGACATTCTCTTTCCTTTCTTCTTCAACATGCTCTCCGAAGGGCACAACCGCCGGATACAATCCCGTTACCTGCACATTGATGAAGATGACCATTTCGGTATCCTGCTGGCAACGGCCGGATGTGACACACCGGGAGCCGTAACCGTAAAACCAATATGACATGAAAGATTTGAATATATGCCCGTCCACCTTGGAAAAAGGATATAGTACCTATTCACCTGCCGCCAGGCGGAAGCTCTTCGGCGGTGTACAGGTTTCACATATCCTGCCTTATGATGAATTCACGTCCGCACCGGAACTTGTTGAAGAGTCGGACAACAACCGCAAACGGATGTCACTGTCCGGTGCCCAGACCAAATACTCCGTACTTGTAGACAACGGGACAATCCGCCTGACCGGAGAAGGGGAACAGGGTACCTATATATTGAAGCCAAAGCTGACGGATTTTCTGTATCCCGAGGCCAGTCCGGCCAACGAGCATCTGACCATGCAGATTGCCGAACAGGTATACAAGATACCGACGGCCCCCAACGGTCTCTGTTTCTTCAGGGACGGTACGGAAGCTTACATCACCAGGCGGTATGACGTAGCTACGGACGGACGGAAAATACAGCAGGAGGACTTCGCCTCATTGGCCGGAGTGACAGCGGACAATGCCGGAAAGAACTACAAGTACGATTCAAAGAGCTATGAGGACATAGCCTCGCTCATAAAGAAACATATACCGGCATGGAGAGTGGAACTCATCAAATTCTACCGGATAATGCTGTTCAATTTTCTGTTCGCCAACGGCGATGCACACCTGAAGAACTTTTCCGTTCTCATGACTCCGGAAGGCGACTATGTACTGTCACCTGCATACGACCTGATTAATACATTGTTACATTTACCCGGCGACCCCATATTCGCCTTGCAACGGGGATTGTTCTCCAATTACACGGATAACCGGAACCCCGTTACCGGAAAGACGTTCTATGAATTCGGCATAAGGATAGGTCTGCCGGAAAAGACCGTGAAGAAAGAACTGGAAAGGTTCTGTGCCGAATATACCGACATTGACCGTCTGATAGAGAACTCCTATTTGCCTGAAAAGTTGAAGGTCACATACCGAAGAATATATCAGACAAGACTATTATCCTATCTTCAAATCCGGTAATGTCATATTGGTTTCTTCACCGGGAACCGGTAATGCAGGTATTGTTCAAGGTCCTTGGCTGAGAATGTAAAGTACCCCCCACTCTTGTATTTCTTTAGGGTCCTGACATATCGGATGAATTGCGGTGAGTGGATTTCGTCGTTTATCTGATGCAGAAGGTCTTCAGAATCAGCTGTGATGTAATAACCGCTGTACACCCCGTCACCGGTGGCAACATATACGGTCTTAAGGTCATCTACATCTCGAACCAGCATATTGACACTCAGCTTCGGCTGTCTGACACATGCCAGAGCCTGTGTCCGTCCGTACAGCCACCATTGCGTCTGTCGGGTATCCCGTTTCATCAATTGGGATTTATGCTTGTCCAGATAGTCTTTAAGTGTAGGAATAACACCTATTTCCTGCCAGTTTAGGGTACTCCCATCTTTGTGATAGGGGTAAAAGCACCGGGACCACCTGCCTGTGGAAGCCTTGACTGCCTGTATGGTATATGGTGAATTGGGTATGTCATCGTTCATGAATATCTTGTCAGCCAGTGTGGCGAAACCGTTCTTGACCCTTATCCCCGGATTTTCCGGTGCAGCCTTTATCTGCCGTAGCTTTGAAAGTGTGTCCTTGTCAGAGAAATAAAAGCCGTTGTCCATGAAAATATCATCCAAAGACAACCGATACCCTATACCTTTATCCTGTATCTGTCCATCGAATAACGAGAAGAGGAAAGACTTTTGTGGCATGTCCTTGATGAACCGTGATACGGCCGTATAGGTATTGACATTCCCGAATACCTGGTGATGTCCCATATCCACCATCTCCACCAGACTGCGTTGTTGTAGAATATATTCTCTGAACTTCTGCCCCGCCTTGCTGTATACCCATGAGACCGGTGTTATATAACACAATTGTCCCCCTTTTTTGAGTGTACGGAATGCCAGCTCGAAGAAAGCGAGATAAAGGTCAGTCATGCCCTTGTCAGCAAAGGAGCATTCCTGCATCAAATCATAAGTGATGCCGTCCAGATTATGTATGCGTACATACGGAGGATTACCGACCACATAGTCCATCATGCCGTCAAAGAGCCGGCAAGCCAGTGAGTCCATACGATAGACCCGCCATACGACCCCGTGAATGCCATATTGTAGGGCTACGTCATCCAGTCTGCGCCTACAGGCAACGACCGCTTCAGGGTCATTGTCGAGTCCATGGACATAGGTCTGTAGCTGCCTCCTGATGGCAGTAGGGGAAAGCCCTTTGTCACTGGCTGCCTGTATATACCGACGCACTACCTCCACCAGGAACGCCCCGTCCCCACAACTGTTGTCAGTGATGTGTCTGCAGAGAATATCTGCACCGGTATAACTACACCAGTCCAGCATAGCTTTGACCATGTATTCCGGTGTGTATACCTGTCCTTTGGACTTGTCATTTGATAGTTCCGTTTTCTGCACAACCATATCGTTTTTACAAAATTATGCCTTTCCTGTCCCTAATTCCGGGACAACAACAGGGATAATGATGTCCTATCTTTTCATGGCATTGGACAGATTCTCCTGTCGTGTCAGTTTGTCCGTAAAGTACCGTCTGGCAATTCCGTGCAATAGTTCAGGGTCCCTTATATCTTCGATGTCCTGTTTCTTGACCGGTACACCCATCTGCTGTACCCCGTCAACCTTGCACCGGATATACGGCTGTCCGCCTTTGCCGTTGAACACATGGATATGTGTGATTCGGCCGTTATCTATAGGCGGTGCAGTGACCAGCACCTTGCCGTGTTCAAGCCGCTGAGCGTCCAGCAGGTCATAGAGCACCCTGTCTGTCACTTCTTCTATGGAGCTGAACCGTCCGATGTCAAACATGTGTCTGCCTACCCATGACCAGAAGGTCTGTAGTGCTGTATGAAGCCTTTCAAATATATCATGAACAAGATTTTTCTTTCCGTTTTCTACATATCGTGCGGCTGTCTTTCTTGCAATGGTTAGGAGTTCTCCGGCATTGTCACGGCCGCTTATACGTGCGAGCGCTTCAGAGGCGATACGGTCTTCATTACCTTTCAAATCCTGATAGAGCATGTCATTTGCGACTTCGTCCCAGATTGCAGTTCCTATCAGCAAATTCTTGATTGACTGCCATCCTTCGGGATTACCCTGTTGCATGGCTCTTGCCCAGATGTGTGTGTATTCATGCACCAGCGTTTCGGGGTTTATCCCCCGCCTTGTCAAGAAGATGGTGTCGTCGACCGCACAGCCGACCAACTGCCCTTGTTTGTCCAGCATGAACATCGGCTGTCCCCTCATGACTGATTCTTTCATAGCCGGTGTCACGTCTATGCTGTGCATGGTCAACTGTTCTGTCATGAAATCATTCGCCCGGCTCAGGTTTGGCAAAGGCAATGTCTCCACCTGTACACCCCATTTCTTTCCATATTTGTTCATGAATTGGGGAAGTATCCGGTCATAGAATGTTGTCATTCCCTTATTGCCAATGTTCAGGTCTCCTGCATCAAGCTTTTCCCCCACTTGTAGTGTCATCACCTTCTCTGCCAACTCTTTTCCGAGCACATCCCTGATGTGTTTCCCATTGAGTCCTATGACACTGTCATATATGATACCATCCGGCTTGACATAAAATCCGGTCTCTGAATCATGGTTATAGGAGATACGGATATATTTGTCATCCATATAGTTCCTGTCCCGTTCAATTGTCTGTACTATCTTGGCGAGGTTATACCGCTTGACCTGTTGTTCCCCTGTTGTCCAGGCTATCTTGTCATATCCTTTTTCCGCTGCGTACCTTAGCATGCGCTTCATGCAGAGTTCATGCCAGTTCTTCTCGAACGGTGCCGATGGAATTCTCTGGGAGTTGTCCAATGCCTCTTTACCAAACTGCCGCAGCTGTTCTTCAAGTGCCCCCAATTGCCCCTGCTCTTCTTCCGTCATGTAATGTCCGAAGAATTCACTGTTATATTTCTCACGCATTGAGTTCTGGAACGCCGCCTTCTTCTCGTTTACAGTATTGTATCCAGCAATCATCTCCTCAAACTCCTTGTCCATGAGTTGATAACCTTTCTCTCGTCCCTCCTGATGGCGGCTTGACTGAATCTCATCTATGATGAGTACCTTTTGTTCTTTTGTCTGAGGAGCATGTTCACGGTTATAATGTTCTACGGCTTTCTGTAAGGATGGAAAAGTCTTCGGTACTCCATTAAGCGGATAGTACACGAAGCACCCGTTCTTTTTATCCTCCGCAATGAATTCAGACTTCAGATATGGGTTATGCCAGGAAGGTGGATAATACAGGTCATTGCCATTCACAAACTTACTGCCATCCTGTTTTATCCACGCATCTTCTTTCGGCATATCTGCCAACATCTGCTGATATTCTTCGGTTGTCATCGGATTTTGAACAGCTGTCTCCCCAAACCGAATCCAGCCGATGCATCTACCCTTACCCACTTCGCCGAAATGAATCATATCATTTTCATCCCATGTCTTTGCATTCTCGCTCCATAGCGCCAGTTCCCGATAATTCACCAGTCCTGTGGTTGTAAATTCAAGCCTTTGTCCGTTGATGATACCATCATAGAGAAAGCGTCGGGCAGCATCTTCGTCCACCACTACCAGATTTTCATTCTCATATCCGAAGGTGGCGTCAAAGCTGCTGCCGTGTTCCGTTACCATATCTTCAAATGCCCGTTCATATTGGTCATATACCGCATCGTCATATCTGTCCCTTTCACGGTCAAGTTCTTCATGGCGTTGTCTTTCATCGTCCCGCATCAGATATTCCCAGTCTTCCTCATATTTGACCTTCATATCTTCAAGAAATTCCTCCAACCTTTTGTCCGCTTCTCTCCAAAGGACATCCGCCTCATTTACCCGTTTTTGGAATTCCTCATTCAGAGCCTTATAGTCCTCCATAGATTCCACTTCTCCGTATGCATCTTCATGCAGAACAATCCGGTGGTCATTGATGTATTGAAGCACCTCATTTTTAGTCAATGACAACTCTTTACAGTCACTGAGCCACTGAGACAGACCGAGCCATCGGTCCTCACCCGCCTTGATACCCCCGGCTTTTTGTAACATAGCGAGCCATTGTTCCGGAGTGGCTTTATCCTGTTTGATGTTCTGTACGGTATTTTCGGCATTGGAGTACATTAATTCAGGTACAGCAATCATCTGCCGGTCCACAATCGTGTTCTCTTTACCTTGTGCAAGCAGTGACAAATCCTTTTCTTGCTCAGGTGTCAGATATCTGACTGTCAGTCCCGTCTTTTCTATTTTTCTTATCAGTTGGGTGTTCAAATCATTATATACTTCTATGTATTTGCCATCGTTTTTCTTCATCTTGGGCTATATTTTGAATTAACATCAGGGGAAGAGACAGTTGTTTCTGTCTTTCTTTATGCGAAAGTAGGATATATGTGTCCTGTTTTCCGGGACGACACTCCACTGAAATGGGTACTGCCGATAAGAAAGTACATGTAGGGAACCATATAATAGAGAAGCAGGAGAAACCTCACGGTTTCCCCTGCTTCGTGACAATTCACATCTATATGTCATCTGGTGCGCTGAGTTGTTTTATCCACACCGATTTTCAGGTTTTCACTGAAATATTCGCAAGCCAATATATCAATAAGCTTTTTGTAATTTTCGATATTCTTATCCAAATTATCTTTTCCGAACAGTTTTTTATTCTCGTAGACTGTTTTAACAATCAGACTGTCCGACCAGACCAATGTCTTCCCCATCTGCTGCTGTCCGTCTATTTTGCATCGTATATTCATGCCCCCTCTGGAATTTGCATAAACGGCAGCGTTGCTGATGCGACTTAGATTCCGGTCAATTTCGGCTGCTGGCATCATTTTTTCTATGGAGATGCGGTTATCATCCTTGAACTGTATTTTCTCTTCGGTCTGAAGACTTTCATGTTTCTGTCCCCCTTGAGGATGTATCCATCCCCATTGTGTACTGCCGTCCGCTCCTTTCAAAGCCATGCGATAATTATTTTCGGTGAACTGGTTGCATGTTATATATCCTTTCACCACCTGTCCTTGTCCCGTTAAAATATATCTCCCCTTTTCTTTGATGCCTTCATAAGGCATTCTAAAAACCCCTTTTTGCGCCCATGAACATTCTAAATTCTCTCTGATGTCCTGTTGCCTTTTGGGGTCCAGGGTTGATACACTGACCACCAGTCTGTCCGCGACCCTCACCACTTCGCAATCATTGTTATAATTACGCTTCATGTGTTCTTCCATCCATGCCGCTTCCCAATGGTCTCCTTTGCCATTACAGAAATTGGCTACGATATTATGTTTTTCAACCGGCATTACACCTCGTTGCATGAGCAACAGCTCTGCATGAAGCTGTAGTTCTCTGCTGAAGCGGGGAAACACATCCGTTTCATAATAGGGATGTTCTCTGAATGGTTTTGCCCCTCCGAACATGTGTTGCATCTTCTCCTCTACAACCTGCATGAGCGGTTTCAGAATTTCAGGAACATCACAGCCTTGTTTTAGACCTTCTCTATGCATCTGTTGCAATGCCTTGTTTTCTTCGAGATATTTATTACTGTCCATATTATCAATTAATTATGTTGGACAAATGTATGAATAACACATGTAAAAGTCAGAATGTAACAAGTAATAATCATTATCCATGTAAAAAAAGTGCATCACATGCACCTATGTTGGAAATGCACTGTCGGTGTTCACGCCGGACAATGCATGGGACAAACCCAATTATGGAATGTCCGTCCGGCAATGTCGCCGACTCTATCAACTCTCTGGATTCTATATCGGCAGCCTTTACATTCAACTGGAGTGATGTCCCTCTGGAAGGTGTGTCCGTTTCATCGGTACATGACGATGTGCTTAACGCAAGGGAAAAGAAGGTTAAGAGTAAAT